CGCTCTTCCGATCTCCCCAACGTACCATAAGGAATGTTGAAAACTTTTTACGTTCTTCTGGCGTGAGTTCATCGTAGAATGCACGATTCTTTGCGTCCAGTTGACGCATTTCATTTGAGATGTGTAATTTGTCGCTCATTTTGTTTTGGTAAGATGATAGATCATTATAGCACGTTCTAAAGCATCTTGTAAAGTGGGATTGGTCTTGGCTGTTCGTCGTATGTCGCCCCAGAGTTTATCTTCCATCAATGAGTCGTGTCGTTTTTTCATATTCACTCTGATGTCATGATCTCTGCGTTCTTCGTGTGTGTCGAAGTCATATCCCACTTCTGTTCGTGTGCTGGGATCTGCACCAGCTTCGCGAGCATACACTGTGTTGCCATCTCGTTCATAAACATAAGTTGCACCGGGCTTTAGTTGTCCCATTACCAGGCTCGGTTATAGTCCACAATCTCGCAATTGCGGCTGATGTCTTTGACAAAATACACACAGTCTGGTTGCTCTGCGTCATTGATAGGTACACATAACATCTGCCCATTCTTTAGTTTGGGCGCATACCATGCCACTTCTTGATATACATCAATAATTTCTAATGATGGGAAACTTGGTCTGAAACTACTTAGTGGATTGAATTGAAACACTTTGAATCCACGATCATTTACACTTGTGAGAGGAAGCATTTCTAGATCGCCCACATCTGGCTCACCAATTAAAATTTGCCAATCCACAGGCATTTTGATCTTGAAGTCACCTATTTGCAATACTAGTGCAGGTGCATTGAAGCTTTCTAAAAAGATTAAAGGAATATAATGATAGTCTGGATTGGCTGGATCTGAATTATCCAAGATGGCAAATCTCATGTCATCTACCTCTTCAGGCAAATGGTCAAGATCGTAGGGTTTGTTGTCTAATGTAAGTATACGAATTTTCTTCTCCGTCATGAATAAAAATGTCAATCGCAACCTTGCAGGATCCATTGACTCTAACAGTTAAAAAGAAACTGTCAGCAATGTTATTATAGCATCAATGATCGAGCAAAGTCAACTGAATTTTCAAAAGATATCCAAGATTTAAAGAATCATTAAACCTGTTCATTTATAAATTTTGATAATTTAATAGATAAAAGATCAATCACTGAAGACTCAGACAAATCAACTTGACGGGCTATCCATTCATTATGAAATTTTTTACATTGTGCTGTAACTAATTTTAAATGCGGTATTTGATCAATCAAACTATCAATTCCATTTTTTTCAAGCAAATGACTCACATCTATTTTATTTGAGTTTTGCACTAATCTCTGTTGCATTAGTATCCAATTATAGTTTGTGATCCAATCTAGATACATCTCAGCGGCACGTTCTGCTTTGCCCAATAATACCAATTCTCTTATGGTAAGAAAAAAATCACCAAATGGGCTTAGTAATACTGCATAGTTTCTAGTTGCACAATCACGTCTGGCCCATATAGAATAATTGTTTGCAGTTGGAACCACTATCCATAACGGTATCACTGGAAGTCTTAGCAATTTATCGATAGAATGAGTGCCAACATATGATTCAGAAAAACTGTTGGCCAACTCTAACCATTCTAAATCAGCTAAAGAGTTATCTTGAAATTTCATAGTAGCAGTCGGGATGACACGACCGTTTGTGCTAATTGCTTGATTCCATTGATGGTTGCAACAACTAACAACAAAATCTCCAGCACATCCTGATACATAACTTACTAAATGTTTCATTTGTTATATCAACAGACATCAACCGTTGTGAGTATTTGGCGAACTTCGGTGGCCATGCGATGTTGCCAGGCAGGATCATCGGTATGATATCCAGGACTCATTTTAAATTCTGGGTGGCCATTTAGATTGGTGCATTCTCGAGACCTAAATTCACTCACAATTAATTCTATCAACGGCACTAGCGGAGCACCAGGCGCACCATACAATCCATTCCAATTAAATGCATATGGTAATCCACGACGCTCACATTCAAGGAACATGCCTCGGGCCATCACACAAGATTTAAAAAGATTCATCTGATCATCGGTGGTGGCACGAAATAGATCCACGGTCAATCGTTGATCACTATTTAATTCACTATTTCCACTGCTATACCATATTCTGTTAGTATAATCACGGCCTGGTGGAATTAGAAATTCAATACGATCGGGCTGGGTAAATCCCATGACCACTGCGTCAGGATTGAGTTTTAATCCTTGAAAAAACTCATATGCAATTATACCATTGCTGCTGCCTGAAACACTTCTCATGATAACATCATACTCGGGCAACATTTCACTCCAATGTTGTCCTGGATAGTCTATGTCACGTGTCATAAAACTGTCACCTACTACTAGTAATTTCTTCATTGCCATGTTAATTTTTCCTGTGTATAAGGGTACTCAGCATCGTTGTAAAAAGTTTTACGTTTGGCCAAATGACGTTTGCTAAATCTGCACGTACTAGTAATATCCCATATCTGCACATGATCTTTATCTTCGGCTTTGCGGATACCACGCCCAATTGATTGTATCACTCGAGTAAAACTTTTGCCCGGTTCAAGCATGACCAGGTTGAAGATACGTGGTATATTGATACCCACTGCTGCCACACCATATGTGGCCACAATGATTTTATCTGTGCTGATGGCCACTTCGTCGTATTCATCTTGCCGAGCTCGGGCCTTGGTCGCGCCTGACACAAACACAGCACGATCACCAAGACGTGAGACTAATTCATGCCCGGCTGCCACACGATCCACTAGCACTAGTGTGTTGCCTGTTTCATTTACTTGTAGCACTAACCGTGCAATTGCATCTAGCCTACCTGGTTCTTCCAACAGATACTTTAGTTCTTCTTGATAGGTCTTGTGATCTCGGATATCTACCAGCTGTACCACATTCACATGGCACTGTGCTAGTACCCCCCGATCCTGCAACTCGCTTGCAGCCAGTTTAGATATCACAGGACCCAAACTTACCAATAGGCTTTGGCTTTCAAACAGTTCCTTGGGAATAGTCCCAGTCAACCCCCATCGAATTGGCACTTGCGCCATTACTCCTGTAAGCAGAGTTTTGAGTGCATCTGCTTTGGCCATATGTACTTCATCTACTATTACACACACTACATCTTGTAAAAACTCTTGTATAGTACAATCACCCGTGCCATTCTTTGTGTTTTTTAACAAGTTGTTTAGACTTTGCCAAGTACAGATGGTATGTGATCTTCCATATTCTTTTCTATCTCCAAAGTACACACCCACATCCAATTCCATGTTGATGTAGTCTTTTTCAGTTTGTGTCACAAGACTTTTGTTCGGCACTATCACAATGCTACGACCATACTTGCTGACCGCATCACTTAGTGCGGCTGTCATAATAGTTTTACCTGCACCTGTGGCCACCTCCTGCAAGCATTGTGGGTTGGCCAAGAAGTTGTTGACAATTTCAACTTGATAATCACGCAATAAGATAGATTGTCCTTCTGCAGGATGCCCTTTGGTCCATAATCTATTTTGATAAGTTGTTTCTGTGACTTGATCAAATTCAAACGTAGTAGTGTATTCGCGTTGATCATCTAGCTCAATGTCATAATTGTGCTTTTCTAAAATAGGAACAATGTCTGGCAAAAGATTCACATAAGTGCTGCCACCTAACTGAAAGTATGCCACCTTGCCATCCCATCGACCTAGTCTTACTGCTGGAAGATACCGTGCGTAAGGCACATCATATTTGAATTTCTTTACAAGTTCGCGACGCACGTCAAGATCCAATCCTTCAATTTTGATATTGACTTCGTCACGTATTGTTATAATTGCTTTTTTCATTCTATGGATACTTGAGTAACATGTTGTCGTTGTGCAATCAGTTCTATTAAATCTTCTTTTGATCTGGTGTCTTGCAAATCAGCCACTGGATATCTCAATGGCATTGCATGTATATTATGCACGTTTTCAATACCACGAGCAAGGAAAAAATTCCGATGCTGTTGTATATACTTTTCTATCACAGGTAATTTTATAGAATTGTCGATGTCAAAAAACGGAACAACAAAATCTGCCGAGTAGTGGCGCCAAGGTTGAAATGCATCATCACCTATGTATTGATCTTGATCATACGCAAGATCTTCTACAGTTTTTCCTATCTCTACATAATTTAGATATACAGTACCAAATGGCACTGTGATTGATCCGTATTGTTTTGCTATTTTGGGATCTAATTTGTATATCTTGGGCATACCAAACCATGTGCAAACCAATCTAGGTTTGTGATATCCTACACTTTCGCATCTATGCACTGCTATATTGAGTTCTGCTAATGCAGTCTGAACCAAGCTGGGTGCTTGAATCCAAAAATCATGATTTTGTTGATCTAACAACCCATGATAAGTTTCAAATATGTGATGCAAATAATTAAGGTAATCCTTATCTTGAATCGATGTAAAAGGTCTGTCAATGATGTATTGATACGAGTTGATAGTGTCAATACATGTGCGGATATAAGTTTCTGCGCGAATTATTTGTTGTTCTACAGAATCAAAATTGTAAAATCTTGTGGGGTCATCTAATGGCCAGGCATCACGAATACTCATACGTTCAACCCAAGCGTCGGCTATTGGGTTATTTCTAATAGCAAAACGTAATTGGATAGGATCTGTAGTTCCCAGATCAAGTACAAGATATGACATTGTGCTAGTATATAGCAACGAGTAAGAAAAGTCAAAAAAACAGGCACCAAAGTGCCTGTATAAAAAGTCGCCGGGCTAGAAATTCACTGCGACTTTGTTATCGCGGATTTACTCCGCAAACCTTAAAAAATCAATTTCAATACCTCGGCTAAATTCCATGCGCTCAGACATATCCAAAACCATCCGAATGTATTTTGCTGTCGTTCAAAACTGCCCTTGGCAAGCCAACCTTGCAGCAACATCATCAACACTGACCAATCCATGGCACTCATGTTATTCGCTCAATAAAAGAAGAAGAATTATGAAGGCAGCAAACCATGGATAGCCGCAAAGTAATGCAACAATAACGGCTAACCATGCCATGTTAGGCTGCTTTCATGCAAGTGGTCTCAGCAAGACGACGCCAGTTATTAGGGCTAAGTTTATGCAAGTCAGCAATCTTCAATGCCATACGCAAACTCATCTCACGCAAGCGAGTTTGATTTGTGTTCATAAACTCAATAATGCTGTCTTGTGTCTCGGGCTCAAAATCGTAGTCTTGAAACAACACACCGTCTTTAGCAATCTGCTTGATACGCAAGATCTTGTCACGCATGGTGTCAAGAGTCAAGTCCAAGTAGTGGCAACGACTTTGCAGTGCATCCAAGTGATCCCGCAGTTTCTGCGATTTCATTGTTTCAAACTTCAAGTTGGTAATAAAAATCACACTGCCTTTGAAATCGAATTGATCTGGGATGCCTTCACGACGTAGAGTAGAACTTTCGCTCAACCAAGAAATCTTACGTTTCTTACCAGAGTCAAGAGCACCTTTCAGCAAGTTCAATGCAACATCGTCAACAAGGATACTGTCGCAGTCATCAAACACCAACACGCAATTGGCGTCAGAATATTTGTACAGAGTTTGATACAATCCAATAGGAGTGGCTGAACCTTTTACAACTTCTGCTCGCAGACGTTTGCCTGCAATCTTGTCAAACAATGTGGCTTTTTCAATTTCTTGTTCAACGCCGTAAGATTTGCCCACACCCGGAGGACCCGATACAATCATTGCACGGATGTCGCCACCGATTGCGGCTTTGGTCATTTCTGTTAGGATTTCAAAACGCTCACGGATACGATCCATGGCTTGTTCTTCAGTTTCGTTGGATACAACATGTATCGCGGGTTTTTGATGCTGAGCTGTCACGCTTTCTCCTGATACCATCTCATAGTCAGAGATGCTGTTTACTTTGATGCGAATGGTGCTGGGGCAATTAGCGAATGTGCCGTCATTTTGCACAGTTACATAGCCGCCTTTGGCACCTGTTTGGAAACCGCTCACTAGAGTGAAGCTTTGGTTGCTAACAGTTTTGCCGCGATATTCACCGCTTACAATGCGAATTGCTGTCATGGTTTCTAGCCCGTTTTGTTGATATGCCACTATTGTAGCAGTTGTTGAAATACCGGTCAACCGTTTTGATGCATCTTTTTCCGACTTTTTTTGCGAAAAAATGCGACTTTTTTCAGCAGTTTTGTGGGTCAGTGCTTGTGTTGACATGCCCTTAGTATAGCGCAGGCAGCAATAGCTGTCAACTCCAGTGTTGTTTTATCACAACATCTGTGATTTCGTGCGGTTTTGGATCGCCGTGGAACACCAGCACACTGTTGGCTGGGCTCAATATAGTGCCACGTCCGGGCTTGATATATGTTCTATTTTTAAAGTTCATACCGCCATCAAATGCAGTCCAGCGCCAACTTACTATGCGCTGTTCGTCAAAAAATCTACGTTTCTCTGGAGTGATCACTGTGTTTAGGTATTCTTGATCGCCGCCGTGCGAGTGCCGTGCCCGTATTTTGTCTGCGCCGTGACGTTCGAAATCTTGCCAAATGTGTGCCCAATTCAGAGTGTTCCAATACATTACAGATGAGTTCATGTTTAACATTCCTGGACGCCACAGTGATCTAAAATCTTTTATAGTCCAAAAATAAAATGGACTGAGATTTACTATCCAATCTATGTTGTTCACAATTACTGTGTCAAGATCAAAATACAACATTTGCCCTTGGTGATGGTCAGTGTTAAACAATTGCATTTTGTACCACCAACTGCGTTTGCGTCCACTCACACCAGGCCATTCAGTTAGATCATGACGTACCATGTGTGCAGGCACGGCACGTGTGGCTTCTGTATAAACATGTAGCCTTGCGCCGCGGGTTAAATGGCGATTTAACATGTTGTACAGTCGATCCACGTAGGTAAAATCATAGCCATCGCCGTGGATCACACAGGCACAATCCACCGGGCCCGTAGGATCATTTGTCACGACGGGTGCAGGTTCATTTCTTTTGTGAGCACGATGTGCTGCTCTTGCTGCACGATGCAGATCTTTTTCACGTTGAGTGGCC